CACACCAACCGGCCAAGGGTACACGGCGGGCGCTTCCGCCCCGCCGCCTCCCTGCCGGGAGTGACGGAGGACCGATGCACGGGGGCGAAACACCCGCGATAAAAGGAGGAACACCTATGAAGTTCAAAAATATGCCTACCATGAATCTGCGACTGTTCGACGGCGGCTCCGCCGGTGCGGCTGGTGCAGGCGCTGGGGCGACCGCTACCGGCAATGTAGGCGAGGGCGAAACCCAGGGCGCAGTACCCGGTAAAGCCCGCCGGGGAAAATCGGGCGAATTCAGCAATGTTGTGTTTGGAAAACAGGGCAACGGGGCGACCGCTACCGGCGCTGTCACCAATGCACAGGAACGGTCCCCCGCCGCCGGGGCGGACAATAACCAGGGAGTGCAGGTCACTTCCGACACTCTGGAAGCACGACGCAAGGCCTACATGGACTTCGTGAACAGCGCAGAGAACAAGGACATTCACACTCAGGAGATCCAGCGTGTGCTGAATCGCCGTTTCAGCGAAACCCGCAACCTGGAAACCCAGGTGCAGGCCCAGCAGCCCATTATTGATATGCTGATGCAGCGTTACAATATTCAGGGCGGCGACACCACAAAGCTGATGGAAGCATTGGAGAACGACAACGCCTATTGGAGCGAGGCTGCCGAAAATGCCGGTATGACCGTGGAACAGTACAAGACGTTCCAGAAGCTCCAGCGGGACAACGCCGCTCTTCTCGCTGCCGAGCAGGGCCGCCAAAGCCGCGAACAGGCCAAGCGGCAGGCCCAGCAGAAAGCGCAGCAGTGGTTCCAGGAGGGCGAGGCTTTGAAAGCCAAGTACCCCAAGTTCGATCTCGCCAAAGAGATGCAGAATCCTGAGTTTGTTTCCATGCTCAAGTCCAACACCCCTGTCGAACACGCCTACAAGATGGTGCATTTCGACGAGCTGATGAACGATGCTGTGAACGTGACTGCGGCCAACACCGAGCGCCGCGTGGTAGGTAATATTCGCGCACGGGGTAATCGCCCCGCCGAGAATGGCACCGCCGCCCAGAGTGCATTCACCGTGAGGGACGACGCCTCCAAGCTCACCAAAAAGGAGCGTGCAGAAGTCGCCCGCAGAGCAATGCGAGGGGATAAGATCACTTTCTAAACTCCTCTCGCAACAGAAAGGAGTTTGCAATAATGAGCGTTCTTAAGAAGTTTATGCTGCTGCCTGTCGTTCTGAGCCTGTTCGACGGCCAGCCCAACACTCAGACCACCACCACCGATGGTCTGACCGACGAGATGAAAACTTACTACTCCGACTACCTGATCGACCTGGTAGAGCCGGAGCTGGTGCATGATCTGTTCGCGCAGAAGCACCCCATTCCCAAGAATGGCGGTAAGACCATCGAATTCCGTCAGTTGGATACTCTCCCCGAAATGACCACTCCTCTGACCGAGGGTGTCACCCCCGACGGCCAGGCCCTGAGCATGTCCACCGTCATGGCTACCGTCGAGCAGTACGGCGGCTATGTCACTCTGTCCGACATGCTGATCCTGACCGCCATCGACCCTGTCCTGATTGTTGCCACCAAGGCTATTGCCTCCCAGGCTGGCCGCTCTCTGGACACCATCTCCCGCGAAGTGCTGAACTCCGGCACTATCGTCCAGTACGCCGAGGGCCAGGTTTCCGACCGTGCCGCTCTGGCCTACACCGACGAGGCCACCAACTGTAACCTGACCGCCCGTGCCGTCCGCATGGCTGTCCGATTCCTGGAGAGCCAGGATGCTCCCAAGATCGACGGCTACTATGCCGGTATCGTTCATCCGTACTGCAAGTTCGACATCATGAGCGACGACGAGTGGCGCAAGCCTCATGAGTATGTCGATACCGACAACATCTACGAGAACGAGATCGGCGAGCTGTACGGCGTGCGCTTCGTCCAGTCCAGCCGCGCCAAGAAGTTCGAGGGCGCTGGCGCTGGCGGCGCTGACGTGTACTCCACCCTGATTATGGGCGCAGATGCCTACGGTACTACCGAAGTCACCGGCGGCGGCCTGCAGCACATCGTCAAGCAGCTGGGCAGCGCCGGTACTGCCGACGCTCTGAACCAGCGTGCAACCTGCGGCTGGAAGGCCACTAAGGTTACTGAGCTGCTGGTGCCTCAGTACATCGTCCGTATCGAAACCACCGCTACTCCCTAATCGTAGCGGACATAAGCCCCGCCGATAACCGGCGGGGCAATCTTAAAGAGGAGGAACCATATCATGAGTGATGCGAAGAAGAGCAAGAAGCCTGACGGCGAGGCTCCCGTGAATAATGCTCCTGCCCCCGCTCCCGATCCTGCCGCAGAGGCCGAGAAGATTCTGGCTGAGGCACGGGAAAAGGCAGCCAAGATCGTAGCCGAGGCCGAGGCGAAAGCCAAGGAAAAGGCGGAGGCTGCCGCCGAGGAGCAGAGCATGGACGAGCCTGCCCCTGCGGTTGACCCTATGGAGGAGCTGGTGGACTACACTGCCCCCCTGCTGCCCAACATGAAGAAGCGTGACATTCTGGTGGGCGTGAACGGCGAAACCCTGCGCATCCAGCGGGGCGTGCCCGTGAAGATCAAGCGCAAGTTCTACAATGCGCTCCAGAATGCCGCAAAGCAGGAGTTCGCGGCTATGGAGGCCAGAATGGAGATCAAGAAGCAGAGCGAGGTCCCCCTGGCCAATATGTAACTGAATAGTTACCGCGAAACCCTTAAAACAGCTGCGACACGGCGCGGCAATCCTATGGACGCAGGAAATAGTGTCCGGGATTGCCGCGCTTATTTTTGGAAGAAAGGAGATATTCATGGAACAGAGAATTGTACCCCTCCAGATTACAAACGAGTTCATTTCCGGCGCTGGCGTTTCCGTGGGCGCTGTCGGCTCCCACGACGACGTTCTCCTGGAAATGGATTTTAGAGGTTCTACCAACTGGGACGGCACGACCCGTAGAGCCATCTTCTCCAATGCTCTGGGCGAGAACAGAACACCGGTAATCCTCACGACTGACCTGCTGGCAGAGGGACACGCCGACGTGTACCTGGTTCCCATGCCTGCGGAAGCGAAAACCGTTGCCGGTGAGTGCTTTCTGACCGTGGAGGGCTATATCGGCGAGGGCAAGAGTGAGATTGTGCGCATTGTGACCGAGGAAGTCACATTCCGCGTGCTTCCCTCCAAACTCTACACCAACGACAACGCCCCTGTTACTCCCTCCCAGGCGGAACAGCTTCAGAAAGAGATTGACGAGATCAAGGACGACATTGTGGACGCTGCTGCCGCTGCCGCTGCACTGAAAAAGACCGAGGCTGCACGGGATGCCGCCTTGACCTATGCTTCCCGCTCTGCTGGCTATATGTCTGGTGCGGAGGAACAGGCAAAGGAAGCCAAGAAACACGCACAGACGGCCTTGCAAGCCGTGTCTGATGCCGGAGAAAAGGTGTTGGACGCAGGCGCCGAGGCTGACCGGGCCGAAGAGGCGGCGGCCCGCGCAGAGGCCGAGGCTGAGCGCGTCACTGTGCCTGCTGCCGTCGGTGTCTACAACATCATTCTGGAAGATCGCGCCACCGGCCAGCGTTATGCCCTGTTGATTGAAAAGGGCCTGATCTGCACGCTGGAAGTTCGCAGCGATCTGGAGGCAACCGAAATGCTGCTGGTGGACAATGCCACTGGCACGGCCTACGTCCTGGGCGTAGATGCCGGAAATCTTTATATCGAGGAGGCTACCTAATATGAGCAAGGTTTATGTTGCGGATAAGGAAACGCTGGATCAGGTGAACGGCAAGGCGGACACTTTGCAGAACACCGCGAATACCATCCTTTCCGAGATGCGCGGCCAGCGCCCCAAGCGCTACGGCTACCGCGTGAAAGAGAATGAGGCAAACCCCAGCTCCCGCGTCGAATACCTCTTTGACGCTGCGGGCCTGACCCCGGCGAAGATGGACTTCGCCAACGCTGTTTTCAACTACGGTTCCTGGGCTGACATCTGGTTCGTGCGCGACAACTTCCCCTGCATGGTCGGCAACGACGGTGCAGTGGACTACGCGCTGGACCCCAACAACTACGCCCTGCGGGCCGTGACCGGCGCGGAGAGCGACGTTGCCAACGCTGACTATGCGGGCAACGCCATGAGCGCAATTCCCCTGGTGTGGGTGAAGCGCTACCACGAGGACGGCTACCGCTACGTCATTTTCTGCGAGAGCCAGTATGACGAGAGCTACAAGGCATACGCCCACACCCGCCCTGACGGTACGATCTCTCCGTATGCCTATGGCCCCATGTTTGAGGGCAGCATGGTGAGCAGCAAGCTCCGCTCCCTCTCTGGGCAGGCTCCTGAAAGCAGCACCAACGCAAACGCCGAAGTGACGGCGGCTGAAGCCAACGGCGACGCATGGACTATCACCACCTGGGCGTTCTGGAACCTGATTCACGATCTGCTGGTGCTGCTGGGCAAGTCCACCAACATTCAGGCGGTTTTTGGACAGGGCCACACCACCGGCGGCGCGAGTGCCGCTGACCTGTTGACTACCGGTGCGCTGATTGATAAGGGCCAGTTCTACGGCACCGCCGATACGCTGTCCTCCGTCAAGGTGTTCCACATGGAAAACTTCTGGGGCGACAGATGGGACCGCATTGTGGGCCTGATCTACGAGCAGGGCGAATACCTGGCAAAAATGACCCCGGAGGACGGCGGCTACAACCTGACCGGCGCGGGTTATTCCGCAATCCGCAAGGGCGTGGCTTCCGCCAGCTATGTGAAGAAAGCACAGCAGACCCCCTACGGCCTGTTCCCCACGGAGTGCGGCGGCAGCGAGGCTACCTACGACTGCGACTATCATTGGGTGAACAACACCATTACCGCCGTGCCGATTGTCGGCGGCAACTGCTCCGA